ACCGGCTTGTCGTCTGACTTTGTTGTGCTCTGCGCGGTAGGCTTTGCGGTCTTCGCGTTTGTTAATTTGCCGATTCGTTGCGTTTTTATGACGTCGAGCGGCTGCATTGTCGCGGTAATTTTTCGCACTTTTGCGTAGTTGGTTGTAGGGTTTTGTTTTGGGAGCCATCGTTAGCGTCTTACTGCTTTTTGTACTTCATCAAAGTTGATTGTTGGCATAATATCAGCAAGGCTACTGAGAGCAGAACCCTCAACAGCCACACCAGTTATGTCATTTTTAGCTAACCAGTCACAAGCCGCTTTTAAATCTTGTGTGGTAGCCTCGCCTGCTTTGATTCTCGTTAAGAACTCCCGTGTGATAAGACTGTGAAGCTCGTTAAAAGTGTCTTCACTTGCACGGTTTTTAGCCATTACGTAGAACAATTTGATCTAGTTTGTTTTCAATACGTACCATGTGATCCTCCATGCGTTGTACCATGACTGATAGGTCAGCTTTAGACACGTAGTCTTGAGCAACACTTAATTCAATAGCATCAATACGCCTGTCAAGACCACTAATGCGGTCATGTACGTTATTTATTCGACTATGTAGCCTGTTATTTAGAGTTGCGCCGCCAGCTACTATTGCAATGACAGCAGCGACTATTGCTTCCATTATTCAAGGGATACGATTGGTACGATGTCGTGACAAAGCATCTCGACACGACTGCCGGGTCTGAACGTGAACCCAGTTTTCATGATTTCTGTGCATTTTAAAGCACGAACAAGCTCATAATCAAGCCTCATTTTCTGTTCATGCTTGCGGGCTATAGCTTTACAGGTCTCAATCATACCACCGTCTAGTGGTACAGAGAAGTTTAGTTGTACGCCGTAGTTATTGCTGCGTACATACCCGCTATGCTCGTAAGGAATAGTATCGTTGCCCATATAAAAGGGCGAGAATTGCATGGTTGTTCCATTGCAACTATTATTACCTGCAAAGTATTGCCTAGACGGTGCTCCATTGTTCTGGAATTGCACCGCCTGATTGGTCACATTGCCCGTAGCAGCAGCTACAGGGCTAGATGTGTTTTGTACCTTAGGGTCCTCTGCGTAAGCAGGGCTTATTGAGAGAAGACCGATAAGGAAGTAGTAACAGTATTTTGTTCGATTGTTTCTGTTACTAGGCTTTCTTGGATTAGTCCAGCGTCCCTGACTACAATCTCTAGTTGAAATTGCTCGCCAGCGTTGGTTACTGAATAGGTTGTAGCGGTGTCCGCAATGTCCCCGCTTGGTGTTACGTTCGTTCCAGACCATGATGAGTAATCACCACCATATACTTCAGTCTCAATCGTTCGGTCAATGTCAATGGTGGTGGTTGTCGTTGACTGCATTGAACCTTGAGTAAAATTAGGAGTAACCTGAGCAGATACCGGACTAGCTAAAAACAATAAAAGTAGTAAACGTTTCATTCTTCTTTCTTTTTGGGATCAGGAGATTTGCTATTAGATTTATTATTGGATGTAGACAGTCCAAAAGTAGCAAGTGCTCCAGTAAACACAGAAGCTACAAAAGTTATGTCACCACCACTCTGACCTTTTTTGATCATGGGTAGCTCAACATAATTAAGTGTAATAATAAAACCACTCCAGACTACAACGCCCAAACGGACAAATGTACCTAGAATCTGGATCTCATCTTCAGTGTTTTCCTTAACCTTAGCTAGGAAATTTTTTGGTTTTTCGTTGGCGTTTTCTTTTTTTGTAACTTGTTCCATGCTTGCTTAATTATTGGTTTCATAATCATCACTAGGTATTTAAACAGTGATGTAGCAGCAAGTGTGGCACCTACAGAGATAAACGCTGTAGTAGCTGCAGTAGTCATGATCGTAGTACTAGGCATCGGGACTTCAATGTCCGTGAACGGAATCTCTACGATCTGAGCTTCAGGTGGAATTATAGGTTGTGGCTTAGCAGTAGTAGGAGTCTCTTTCTTTGCTTCAGGAGCAGGATCAGAGTCAATACCCTCTATCCCTGGAGGCGGCCTAAGCGTGTTAGGAGGCACCACAAGCGGCCTGTAAGACGGCACATCTGCTCGTGGTACCTCCAGTATAGGTATGGGTAAATTAGGAGCCTCAGGGAGGCTTAGAGAGGGTAGTTTAGGAGGGTCTACCCACTCCATTACTCAGCACCAAACAATCCACGCTCAATAAAATCTACAGCTTGATCATCAACTGTATTGTCTGTTGTAGAAGCCAACTTCCGCAGCAGGTCAATAATCAATCGTTTGACCTTTGGAGATTGGATAAAAGAGAACAGAACGGGACGGATAAGGGTAATCATAATTAAATAGGTGTAGGCCATGCCGTAGCAATGGCAGGGTTAGCGACGGTTTCCATGACTGGATCACCAGCAACTGGGTTAGCAACTGTCTCTCCAGCTTCGTTAGTAATGGTGTCAGGTTCAACCACACCTACCCCTTCAGAATCTTTCTTCTGTTGGGTAATGGTGGCTGCACCAAATAGAAGCTCAATCAAAGCTGGTACATCAGCCGCATTGCCAATCTCTGTCTGACGTGTATTACACGCAGTACGAACGGCTGCACGGTATGTCTTCCAAGCAGATGGGATGTTAGTACCAGTCTCCTTAGCTTTAATGATGCGCCAGTCACTAGGAGCTAGCAGTGAAGCTGCAACCTCTCCTTGATTAGCTGACCATAACGTCTTCAAGCCAGTAGTTTTGACTTCTTCGCCATCAACAGTTTCAGTCTTATCGTCTAGTTGCTTTGGATTCGATAAACCCCAGTAGAACCGTTGGTCATACCAGGGATCATCTGCAACTTCACTGATTCCAATAGCTTGCTTCTCTTCAAGTGAAGCTAAACGTAGCCAATTAGCTGGATACTGGATGCCAGCATGTGTGAACGCCCGATCATAAGATAGGGGCTTGTTATTTAATGTAAGCATAGTAATTAATTAGTTTGTTTAACGAGCAAGCCCGCCATTAGCCTGGAACGGATTTTTTGCAAACGCCATCCAAACTACAGTTGAGTTTGGGACGTTAATCGTAGTATTTGCGTTAGACGTGCCAGAAGCTCTGACTGTAAATCCGTTACTTAAGAAATCAATACTGCCATTAGCTGTTTGATTATCAATTTCATCGCCAGAGTGGTTTGCTCTTAGGAATGTAGACGCCAGATTGTGAGGATCACGCTCAGAATCAAAAATCAACCAATTAGTCCCACTGTTAGTAGTGTCCTTAATTATTATCCAACTGGGACTCATTCCGGTGTGTACAAAAATACCGCTAGTGCCCGTGCCAACATACGAACCCATTGCGCTGTAGCCTTCGACAGGTGCAAAGCAGTAGGCGATGTTGTTACCGCCAATAGCACTAGCACTTAAACCAATAACGCTTGATGTCATACCTGCTCCCCAAACTCCACTTGACGTAGCAACAGCTTGATTACCATCCAGTCTTAAATAGTTATCAGTAGGCGAAGAAAAAGTGCTGCTCCATGTATACCAGTGATCAGTAGCGTCTCTGTCTTTGACGATCACTAGAGCAGGTGTGACGTTCAAACCATGGGCTGCGCTTTGGTTGCCACTTGCAGAGCCTGTGTCTAATGAAACAATCGAGAACCCAGCACTTGGGTTGGCTCTGACTGTTGATGCGATGCTTGGGACGTTGGCAACTGATACGCCGGAGTCAATAAGCAATTTTCCTCCAACTTTAATGGCGTCAATAACGCCACCACCTGGGTTGGTTCCAGTAATAGTAATAGTAGTAATACCTGTATATGTGCCAAGATTTTGCCAAACACTGTTTGGAGTCAAAGTGATTGCAGAGGTTGTACCTCCAGCATGAGCAATAATCGCAGTTCTTGAATAGTTAGTTGTGTCACTACGGTTGTAGAACTCAAGCGTGCCAGACAAAGTAGATGTTGACTGGGGATTATTCCAGACAATGTTTGCTCCGCCAACAGCACACACGCCATTACCTGTATTGCCATTAAAACCGTTGGAAACAGGTCCACAAGCAGTGTTAAAGCCACCAGGCCAAGCACCAGCAGAACTGGTTACACCGTTACTCCACGTCTGACTCTGGTCATACACCGAGCTATTTAAACCACCAACAGCAATCGTTGTGGGGTTTGCAGCGTCTCCGGCGTCCCAATTCCATGAAACGTAGGCGTTATTGTTTGTGTTGAGTACCGGAGTGTTTGTACTGGTGCTCAGGGTAAAGCCGTCAGCATCTAAAGAATCAATGATGCCGTTAGCATTTGAAGTGACTTCAGCACCAGTTGTATTGGAGTGCATAATCCCGCTCTGCAGCGTTGAGCGGAGCTGGTGGTAATTACCAGCGGATCGGTCTTTGATCCACGTCAGATCAGGAGAAAAGCCGACGCCAGTAAGTGAACGCTGTGACTGGCTGCCATTGCCCGTATATAACTTCGTATTAAAATACTTACTGCCATCCTCAATCGTTGGGGATTCTAAGTTTGCAGTATTGAGCGACTTGTAGCCGCTTGGTGCGGTATACGCGAAGGCACGTTGGCCGAAGTTAACTGAACACTGCATTTGTGCATTTCCTATCGCTGCAGTAAATGTTCCAGAAGTCAACCCTGTGAATGCAGTTCCCTGAGTAGTGCCGTTTTTGTAAAAAGTAAGTGTCCCGTTGTCAGCGTCAAATGCCGTCCCAATTATGTCCCCAGTTGTATAGGAATTTCCATACGAATAACCAACACCACTAATCCATTTTTGACCGTTTGTGTAGTACCCATAGGAGCTTCCGACGGTTCCACCAACATAGTTTGGAAGAACATCTACTTTGGCTAATCCAGTCATCGGTGCGTTTCCACTGCCAATAGTAGTTTCCCAGTACCATTTGCCAGAGCTGACGCCAATAGTTGCAAGGACAGTACTATCAGATGACTGCGTACTGTCTAAATTTCCATTGCTAAGTGTTATTGAGCTCCCTTTTTGTAAAGGGTTCCACGTCGCATAATTGCCCACGACTTCTCCGCCCGCTCCAGTGTCTGTCTGCGTGCCGTTGGTTGGGGTGTCAACTAGGGAGTCGATGTCTGGAGAAGTTGTTACGCCGGTCCCCAACAAAGAATACGTTGCAGCTGGTACATTTTGCACACGGCAGTACCTGTAACGAGTTCCTGAAACCACAAGCGAGTGAGTTCCATTTGCAATGGTGCCACCATTTGGTCCAGCCACTGCACTTGCAAAACTTGGATCGTTTGATAAATACCAAGTTTGATCGCTATATGATCCTACGCTCCAATTGGTTAAGCTAAAACTTTGTGCAGTATTGCCAAAATCCCATGTGAAAGTCCAACCGCTATTTGTAGCAGTCCAAGTATTACCGGAATAAGATCCAAGAGTGTCAACGTTGCCAATTGCAGCGTTGTATGCTCCGGCGCCAACACTTCCTCCTGTATAAGTAAGATGAATTATTGCTTTAGCATTAGAACTGCCAACGCTTAAATTATTAACAGTCCACGTATTGCTGTTGCCACTTGTGTCCGTACCAAGCGCAGCGGTTGAACTGTTGTCCGCAAAGTCGA